TACAGAGATAGAATAGGGATAAACCCTAATCAAACCCTAATAGGGAAAACACCTAAGTTAGTGACCACTATGGGAAGACCGTGCCGGACAGACACTAGAGCTTTTCGCAGACAGCTGACAGACGAACAGCGAGAAATTCTTCTGTCAGCCGGTGACGGTGACATCACTGTCGGATTCAATGAGTGCCTAGAGCTTTGGCGATCAATCAATCCGCTGAAGGGTCGCTTCGTGCCGAATGTTTCACGTGAAACAGAGAGGCCCAAGTACCCGGAAGAGGCACCATCCGATCCGCTCGCGCCACGATAAATTTTCCCTATCGATGTGACCCACCCGATAGCATTCTCCCGCATCAGGGTTTTCCCTACTATCGTCAACCCTATTAGGGTTTTTCCTATGCTCGTTTTCCCTGTAAGGGTTTATCCCTGTGGGGTTTGTACCACTAGGGTTTGTATGGGGGGGGGAGGGTCGGGTCGTGGTGAAAAATTTGCGGGTGCCCCACTCCCGCCGAAAAAGTCAAATTTGACCTATACGCGATGTTGTGCGCGTGGTGGGAATTGGTTGATTTGTATAGCCAGAAACGTACAGACGTACGAAGGCAGTCGTAGCAATTCTCATGGTCTTGAGAATCCACTGACTAGGTGGTGGGTGTCGTTTAGCGGTTCTGGGGAGTTAGTCCAGAGGTGACATCAGGCCGTATTACTGAGGGTGTTCCTCAATGCGTACCATCTTGTAGTCACCGCCCCTGTCTTCCTGGTGAGGTTGTTTACTGCTCTTCGCAGTTGGGGCTTCCGTATATCTTATGCCTTTAAGGGTGCGACTGCCACACCCGACATCCCTTTGACTCTTAACGCCAGTCGGTCGAATCCTTGTTCGACTTGCCCATGTTACACGCTTCACATAGCACTTGCAAGTTACTCTCGTCCAGCTCTAGCTCTGGAAACAGTGATCGTGGCTTGATGTGGTCAACGTGAATATAACCACCAACTTCTCCACAGCATTGACATTTCTTGCCCAGCTTTACAAGAACGCTGTACCTGAGTTCGCGCCATTCCCTGGTCTTGTAAAAAAGCGCCCCCATGCCAGTTCTGTAGGCTGGGATTGGCTGAAATACCGGACGAGGCTTAGGTTGGCTTTTCTTGGCTATGGCATATCCAATTTGGGATGCCTTCTTCTGGATAAGATCCTTGATCACTTGGCTGCTTAGTGCCATCTGCTCCAGCTTTTTCTTAGCCTTTTCTGCTCGTTTTTTACGCATGGACTTAACAGCCCTCATGCCTGCTTTGCTGTAAATCGCCATGAAAAAAGCCCTTTAGGGGTGGCATAGTCGCACCCAGCGAGTAGTCTCGCCGGCTATACCACTTCTAAAAGGCTTTACTTGGTGCGAACAAGTAGGGTAATTTTATCAAGACTTGTTATTGACAGCTAGACGCTAGTTTCCTATACAATGAACTGATGGTGTATAGAGTACCTGCTGTTTTGCCAAAGACTGAGTTCCAGAGGGTCAAGGAACTTAAGAAGATGCTGGTTGAAGGCAAGGGTGAGGCTGTAGTCAAGAAGGTGATTGACATTGCCTTGAATGACGATCATCCTATGCAGATGGCCGCTTTGAAACTGTGCATGGAACGTGCTTTGCCTGTCAGCCTGTTTGAGAAGACCTCTGCCCAGCGCAATGCTGTCAACATCACCATCTCTGGCATCGGTGTCGAGGTGAAACAAGATCAGATCGTTGATGACCAAGATATTGAGGACGTTGAACCCAAATGAACTGGCTGATCACACTGCACAAGCAAAGCCACCTGGAAACTAAGCAGGTTTTGGTCAGCGCTAAGAATGTTCACTACGCTGTGAAGGCGCTAATGGCAGAGTACCCAGAATACTCTAGTGCCGACAAGATTACGATCTGTCCGTCTGAGATCATCAATTTCAAGCCAGACAATGAGTGATCTGAACTTCTCTCTCCTGCCCTGGCAGCAAGATGTCTATACAGACCCAACCAGGTTTAAGGTAATCGCTGCTGGCCGTAGGTGTGGGAAGTCTCGACTCGCAGCAACCATGCTGATCATCGAGGGACTTAGATGTCCACAGGGTTCTGCTGTGCTGTACGTCAGCCCAACTATGGGTCAGTCCCGTCAGATCGTCTGGGATCTCTTGCTGGAACTAGGGCGGGAGGTCATCCAGACCAGCAACGTCAACAACCTAGACATCACCCTGATCAACGGCGCCAGGATCTACGTCCGAGGTGCTGATCGGCCAGATACCCTGCGCGGTGTGTCGCTCACCTTTGCCGTGCTGGACGAGGTTGCCGACATCAAGCCTCAAGCCTGGGAACAGGTTATCCGAGCCTCCTTGTCAGATAAGAAAGGCAAGGCTATCTTCATCGGTACGCCCAAAGGCAGAAACTGGTTCTACGATCTGTACAAGCTGGGACAAGAGGGCGACGATAAGGATTGGAAGTCTTGGCACTTCACCACTAAGGACAATCCGCTGATCGACCCAGATGAGATCGAGTCAGCCAAGAAAACCCTGTCTAGCTTTGCCTTCAAACAGGAATACATGGCCAGCTTCTCCAATGCTGGATCCGATGTCTTCAAAGAGGAATGGATCAAGTACGGGGAAGAGCCGAACTACGGCAGCTACTTCGTGGCTGTTGATCTGGCTGGGTTCGAGGAGGTGGCCAAGCAGGCGGCCAACGCCAAGAAACGGCTTGATGAGTCGGCCATTGCGGTTGTGAAGGTGACGGACGATGGTAAGTGGTTCGTCAAAGAGATCGAGCACGGGCGCTGGGACATCCGCGAAACGGCGGCTAAGATTTTGATGAAGATGCGCGACTACAGACCGTTGAGCGTCGGAATCGAGAGGGGGTCGTTGAAAAACGCTGTTTTGCCGTATTTGAGCGATTTGATGAGAAAAAACAATGTCTTTTCGCACATTGTTGATCTAACGCATGGCAACCGCAAGAAAACAGATAGAATCGTGTGGTCCTTGCAGGGCCGGTTTGAACACGGCAGAATTGTGCTCAATAGCGAGGAAGACTGGGATGTGTTTGTAGACCAGCTACTGATGTTCCCGTCGCAAGGTGTGCATGACGATCTGCCCGACGCCTTAAGCTACATCGACCAACTGGCGGTGACTAGCTACTTCGAGCAAGCCGACGAGGACGAATGGGAGCCGATGGACGTTATTTCGGGGGTCTGAGATGGACGACAGGCTATTTGGTAGCGCCTACTTTGGCAACCCAAACGTTCAGCGGCAGGGAGAACGTGCCAGAGCTTTGGCTCAGCAGCGTGATGTAAACACACTATCAGACCCCAGGACGTATGCTGCGATTAGCGGACTGTTCGGTACAGCCCCGGACGAAATGGGGTTCAGTGTTTTACACCCACAGTACGAAGACATACAGCGTGTAGCGGAGCCAGCGTTTGCGGTAGGAACTGCGGTAGGCTTATCGCCGGTATTCGGCAGGAACGTCATAGGCAAAGTGCTTGAAAGCGTCACCAATAAAAATGCTTTGGCTTTGGCGCAAGCCAATAACACCTTTACAAGTAACAGTTATGGCTATGGATTTGGGCGACGTATGGGTTATCCGCAAGAAAAAGGGACGCCTATAGATAAACTTTTTGCTAATTTTGCAAACAACATAAAAACCGACGCAGCAAAAGAGCAATTCAGAGCATCTATGCTTGACAGAGCGCAAAGTTTTAGGGGTTCAAAACCACTTACAACTGAGTTTGATTTTAACGGTTACAAAGGGTTTTTAGATACGAACAGATTAGGCGACACGCGCATACGCATAAAAGATGGCGACGACCTTGTAGCTGCGGCCAGACTCGATAAAGGTATGCTGGATAGCATTGCCGTAAGCGAAAAATACAAAGGTCAAGAGCTAGGGAAAAGTCTATTAGACTTTATTGATAAGGCAAAAATTGGAAATATTTATGAAGTTCCTGATAGATCGCCCGGTTTCATAAAAATTCAAAAAGCCTTGCTGCTTGACCGCGAAAAAATAGCACCAGTGCAACCGCAAACGATGTCCCCTATGTACATAGATCCCTTCAGCGATACAATAGTTGACACAGCGAGGTGACGATATGGATCAAAACGAGTTCGATGAACCATCAGAGAACGACAAAGAGCTAACCGCTTTCGTTGTCGATCACTGCGACCGCTGGCGCACATACAGGGACACGAACTTTCTTGATTCTTGGCTAGAGTATGAGCGTATTTTCCGTGGCGAGTGGGCTTCGGAAGACAAAACCCGCGAAAGCGAACGCAGCCGCATTGTGACGCCCGCCACGCAGCAGGCAGTCGAGACGCGGCACGCTGAGATCATGGAGGCCATCTTTGGCCAGGGCGAGTTTTTCGACATCCAAGACGATTTGAGGGATGTTGATGGCAATCCGCTCGACGTTCAGATGCTCAAAGCGCAACTGATGGAGGACTTCAAGCAGGACAAAATCCGCAAGTCTATCGATCAGATCGAATTGATGGCTGAAATCTATGGGACGGGCATCGGAGAGATTTTTGTCAAGACCGAAAAGGTCTTCGAGCCAGCCACCCAGCGCATTCCCGGTCAGCCGCAGCAAGCGGCCATCGGCGTTGTGGAGAAAAACCGCGTCGCCGTCAAGATAAACCCAGTCAATCCTAAGAACTTCTTGTTTGACCCCAATGGCACCAGCATTGACGACTGCATGGGCGTGGCGGTTGAGAAGTATGTCTCCATCCACAAGGTGGTAGAGGGCATTGAAAAGGGTATTTACCGCAAGGTCAACATTACTCCGACGTATGAAGATACAGACCTTGAGCCTACGCAGGAAGTAAGCCAGTACCAAGACGAGAAGGTGCGTCTACTGACCTACTACGGTCTGGTGCCCAAGGAGTATTTGACCGAAGAAGACAGCGAAGTGGTTGAGTTGTTCCCTGACGACTCAGCGGCTGAAGACTACACCAACATGGTTGAGGCCATTGTGGTGATCGCCAACGGCTCAATGCTGCTCAAGGCTGAAGAAAATCCGTACATGATGAAGGACAGGCCCATCCTGTCTTATCAGGACGACACGGTGCCCAACCGACTGCTAGGACGGGGTACGGTGGAGAAGTCCTACAACATGCAAAAAGCGATTGACGCTCAGGTCAGAAGCCATTTGGACTCTCTGGCGCTGACGACATCTCCCATGATGGGTATGGACGCCACGCGGCTGCCCAGGGGCGCTCGCTTTGAGGTCAAGCCGGGCAAGGCGTTCATGGTCAACGGCAACCCAGCCGAGATTTTGTTCCCGTTCAAGTTTGGTGAGACAAGCCCGAACAACCTCAATACGGCCAAAGAGTTTGAGCGGATGCTGCTGCAATCGACCGGCACGCTCGACAGCCAAGGCATGGTCAGCCAAGCGGCCAGAGACGGGGCGGGGATGTCGATGGCGGTGGCCACGATCATCAAGAAGTACAAGCGCACGCTGGTCAACTTCCAAGAGGACTTCCTGATCCCCTTCATCCAGAAGGCGGCATTTAGGTATATGCAGTTCGACCCCGAGCGCTACCCGTCGGTGGACATGAAGTTCATTCCGACGGCCACGCTGGGCATCATCGCCCGTGAGTATGAGCAGCAGCAGTTCATTGGTCTCTTGCAAACACTCGGACCAAACACACCAGTGCTGCCGTTGATCCTCAAAGGCATCTTGAATAACTCCAGCTTGAGTAACAGGTACGAGTTGATCTCGGCGCTCGATCAGATGAGTCAGCCAGACCCGCAAGCCCAACAGATCGCGCAGGCGCAGCAGCAACTGGCGCTGCAAGCGGCTCAGGCTCAGATTGCGGTGCAGACCACGCAGGCCGAGCAGAACAGAGCAGAGGCGCAGAAACTGCTGACCGAGGCTCAGTTAATGCCGCAAGAAGTGCAGGCCAAAGTGATCACGGCCACGACCAAGAACTTGCCACAGGGCCAAGAGGCCAGCGAGTTCGATAAGCGGGTCAAGATCGCTGAGTTGATGCTCAAAGAGGCTGACATCAAGAACAAAACTAAGATCGTAGAGCTTCAGATGACCGACAAATTATCGGCAGCAGCAAAGACAGAAGAAGACTTCTTGACAGAGCTGACCAACGGTCTGAAGCAAAATGCCTAACGTCAAAGATCTACTCAGGAAGATAGAGTCTGGTGACATCTCCTATGAGGAGAAGTTAGCCGCTTTGTCTCAAGTCGAAGCCTCTTTGCAGGAGATGAAGGCAAAGAAGGAAGAACGAGTCAAGTTCAACGTCCAGTTGATTATTGACGAAATCAAAAAGATCAAGCAAGACGTTCAGGTACAGCTTGATTACGCTCGTTCCATCATTCCTGAGCGCGGTCCTAAAGGAGATCAGGGTGAGCGCGGTATTGATGGAGCGCCTGGTCGTGATGGCGTAGATGGCCGTAATGGGCGAGATGGTAAAGACGGAAAAGATGGTAAAGATGGTGTCTCTGTAACGGACGCTAAGATTGACTTTGATGGCAGTCTGATCATCACGCTGTCTACTGGCCGTGAGATAAACGTTGGAGAGGTTGTATCGCCTGATCTTGCAGAAAAGATCAAGGTCACGATGTCAACGAACTCCACGGTGGCGATCCAAGACGAAGGCTCGACCATCACCTCGGGCGTTCGCAACATCAACTTCACTGGTACTGGTGTCACCGCCACGGCATCTGGCGACAGCGTGACGGTCAATGTCTCTGGCGGCGGATCTGGAACTGTTACATCAGTAGATGTTTCTGGTGGCACTACTGGACTGACCACTAGCGGCGGTCCAGTTACTACTAGCGGTGTCATTACGCTTGCGGGGACGCTTGCCATTGCTAATGGTGGCACAGGTCAAACCACCCAGACAGCAGCGTTTGATGCTCTTGCACCAACAACCAGTAAGGGCGATCTGATTGCTCACAACGGCACAGACAATGTTCGTGTTGGTGCTGGTACGAATGGGTATGTTCTAACCGCCGATTCTTCTGCTTCTGCTGGTGTTGCATGGGTGGCGGCAAGTGGAGGTATTGCATCAGCAGACATTCAAGAATTCACAAGCACAGGCACATCCACATGGACTAAGCCTACCGGGGCAAAATTGGTCTATGTGCTGATGTATGGTGGAGGTGGTGGTGGGGGTTCTGGGCGACGCAGAGCGCTTGCATCATCGGCAACGTCTGCTTCTGGTGGTGGCGGAGGGGGTGCTGGCGGTAGGTCGGAATTGTGGATTCCTGCCTCTGCGCTTGGCGCAACTGAAACTGTAACTGTTGGCGCTGGAGCAACTGGCGGCGCGGCTCAAACTGCCGATGACACTAACGGCAATAATTCGACTGGTGGTGGCAACTCATCTTTTGGCTCTTGGGGATTAGCAAGGGTTGGCGGAAATGGAAGTGGCGGCTCTACTACTGGAGGTACCAACGGGACTGGTGGTGGTGGTGGTACGGATGGTATAACAACAGCTAACACAAGCTACGCAAGTTCAGGCGGCTCTGGTGGATCAAATACGGCCAGTGGCGGTGGTCGGGGCGGATACAGAGGCGGTGGTGGCGGCGGTGCAAATGGTTTTGTAGCTGCCTCTACAACGGCAGTTATTGGATTAACTGGCGGCAAAGGTGGGTCAGCTTTTGAAAATAGTATCGCATCTACAAGCGGAGGAGGCACTGGCGGCGCTGCTAACGGCAATGGCGGTAACGGCAATAACGCAACCACATACTTTGTAGGTGGTGACGGCGGCGGTGGTGGTGGTTCAAGCACAACCACAGCAGGCGCTGGCGGCAATGGTGGCTATCCCGGCGGCGGTGGTGGTGGGGGCGGCGCAGGTCACGGCGTCAACTCTGGCGCTGGCGGCAATGGCGGCAACGGTTATGTTCGCGTAGTCACATTCTTCTAATCATGCCGAAGCAATTCCTTCTCAACCCTGATGGCAGCATTCCTGCCAACATCAATCTTCAGGCTTTGCAAGAGGCTGGAATCCCGCTTGTCTTGCCTACGCCTATGCCCAGGACACCGGGCATGATTGCTGTTGAGCAAGAGCCTCAACTGATTGATGGTGTATGGCGACAGATGTGGCTTGAGGAGCAAGCGCCAGAAATTACTGGAGAAGAGTAATGGAAATTGGCGAAATTGATCCAGTCAGGTATGGCGTTCTATGGGAGCGCGTACAAGCTATGGATAAAAAAGTAGATAAGATGGAGCGCCAGATTGAGGAGCTTTTAGCTTTGGCTAATAAAGGCAAAGGTGGCTTCTGGATGGGTATGACCATTGCCTCCTCTGTTGGCGCTGCCGTAGCATGGCTTGGAAATCATTTTAGGGGAGGCTGACGTGATAGATCCCATCACCGCCCTATCTGCCATATCGTCTGCTGTTGCCCTTGTAAAAAAGGTGTCGAAGACAGTGGACGATGTTGCGTCCCTTGGGCCGGTGCTGGGCAAGTACTTTGACGCTAAGGAGCAGGCTATCGAGGTGGTCAAGCAGGCCAAGGCTGGCGGCTTCAAGGGATCATCACTGGGCAAAGCGCTTGAGTTAGAGATGGCGCTGGAGTCGGCAAGGGAGTTTGAAGAGCAGATCAAGATGCTTTTCTTCCAGAGCAACAAGATGGACGTCTGGGCGCGGATTACAGCCCGTGCCAAACAAATGGAAATTGACGCCGCGCATGATGCAAGGCGCAAGAAGGAAGCGGCCAAGAGGCGGCAAGCCGAAATTGAAGAGTTGATGATACTGGTTGGCGGCGGCGCTGTTGCGCTTGTATCAATTGGCATGATTGTGTGGGTGGTCATGCAATTGATCTCGGGGCAGATGAAATGAGTGAAAAGCCCGAGACAATCGTTGACAAAGTTCTCGGGTACGTTGACTCGCCGTTCAAGCTGTTTGCTGTGATCCTGATGGCAGTCTTTGCTTTTGCTGGTTTTGCTCTGTATGAAAGCCAGGACTTCATTCGTGACGCCTACAAAGAATCACAAAAGCTGCCAGAGATACGAACAGACAGAGCCGACGATGCTGCGACGATGCTTTTTAAACAGACCGGCGCCACGGTGGTGGCGATCTTTAAGGTCAACCCGCTGTTTAACTCTCGCACGCTGTACAAAGCCTATACCAAAGACGGGCGTGACAAGACCATTGAGAACATAGACGTCGGTCTATTTACCCACAACGCCTCGAACAATGCCGATGTGGTCAAGTTGATGACCAACGAGATCCCGTGCGGTGAATACCGTTACGCGCAGTCTGAAGTTGGACTTTGGTATCTGGAAAAAGGCGTGACTTACACTTGCCGCGTCAGTGTGCCGCCCGATTCGCATCGATTTGTTGGGCAAGTTACGGCGGGTTGGATGGAACAGCCTAAAAACCTTGAGCAGACCAAGTTCATGCTGGAGATCGCCAGCGCCATGCTCACAAAAAGAGGGAACTGATGACCCCAGAACTGCAAAAATACTACGAAGACCGTTTTGATCTCTTCATTCATCCTGGCTGGATTGCCATGATGGAGGATGTTGACAACATGCTCGCCGCAATGAACAATGTCTCTACCATTGCGGACGAAAAAAGTCTACAATTTCGTAAAGGCGAGATTTCCATCCTGATCTGGCTAAAAACCTTGAAAAAGGTCAGCGAAGATGCGTATGAGGATCTGACAAGTGAAAAGAATTTATGAATTTGCCTGCGTATGCGGGCATCGCACTGAGGCTTTAGTCGGTTATGAGACGACTGAGGTGCAGTGTGGATGCGGCGGTACAGCCAGCCGCGTCATAAGCGCACCCAAATTTAACTTGGAAGGCTGGTCTGGCTCTTTTCCATCTGCCCACGGGCGGTTTGAGCACAGACACGTTGAGAAGTTGAATGCGGAGCGCAAAGCCAACTCATAAGCCACAGGGCCGAGTTGAATCTCCTACAACCGTTTTGGCAGGAACCTAACATGTTGATTGATCAAGAACCCGAGCCGCTAAGTGAAATTGAGGCAGTAGAGTCGAAGCCACAACTCCCTGAAAAATATCGGGATAAAAGTTTGGACGACATTATTCGGATGCACCAAGAAGCTGAAAAGCTGATTGGCAAGCAGGCCCAAGAAGTGGGTGAAGTCCGAAAACTTGCAGATGAACTTATCAAGCAAAACCTCGGTTCAAGACAATTAACTGAAAAGCAAGAGGATCCTGAAGTAGATTTTTTTGAGAATCCACAGAAGGCAGTTCAGGCAACCATAGATAAGCATCCAGACGTTCTCGCTGCGCGTCAAGCCAGCATGGACTTCAAGCGGATGCAGGTTCAGCAAAAGCTGTCGCAGGAGCACCCCGACTTTACACAGGTCGTGGGTGATTCAGAGTTCCAGAACTGGGTGAAATCTTCATCCGTGCGTCTGGCGCTTTACGCGAAAGCAGATGCTGAGTTTGACTATGACTCTGCCAATGAACTGTTGTCCACTTTTAAGCAATTGCGCGGTGTTAAAGCCCAGCAGGCAGAGCGAACAAGCGACGCCACACGGGTCAAGAACATGAAAGCGGCGCAAGTTGATGTAGGTGGCTCTGGCGAGAGTTCCAAAAGAGTCTACCGGCGGGCTGACCTCATTCGGCTGAAAATGACAGATCCAGCAAGGTACGAGAGTCTCAGTGATGAGATCATGCAAGCGTATTCTGAAGGACGAGTCCGGTAATAACTTTTTTCTGGAGATTTAACATGGCAAACACCGCCTTTTCCCCTACCAATTCGGTAACCACCACCTCTGCGGCCAATTTCATCCCCGAAATTTGGAGTGATGAGATTGTTGCTGCCTATAAGAAGAACCTCGTCCTGGCCAATGTGGTCAAGAAAATGTCCTTCCGTGGCAAAAAGGGTGATACCGTTAACATCCCGTCGCCTGCCCGTGGCAACGCTTCGGCCAAAGCTGCTACTGATGCCGTTACTCTGATTGCAGAGAGCGACACCAACATTCAGGTGCTGATCAACAAGCACTATGAGTACAGCCGCTTGATCGAGGACATTGTTGAGGTACAAGCCCTGACGAGCCTGCGTTCTTTCTACACGGAAGATGCTGGTTACGCTTTGGCAAAGCGCATCGATACTGACCTGGTTCAGCTTGGACGCGCTTTCAACGGCGCCACCATTGGTACCAACGACTATGCCACCAGTGCTGCAAGCACTAAGGCATATATTGGCTCTGAT